TTGAAGATAGAATATCAAATAATCGTATCTTACCATCCCATATACGCCGTTTAAACAATGGCATATACTCAGCACCGGGAATCATGAACGAGAAATAATCTCTCAGTTCTTGTTTGACTCCCTTTTCTGTTTTTATATAGTAACGAACTTCGTCTACAGATTCAACTTCTACATCCACTCGATATTTATGGTAAGATTACACAATGCCCTGAGTCATCTTAAACCAGTCAATAGCGGACTTAATAGAGAAGTTTCTATTATTGAGAACTTTTAAAAATTCTTCAACCATCTTAACCTTAACTTCAATGACAGCAATTTTTAATTTTAGTTCAATGACCTTTGGATCAGCCTCTATGAACTTTTCTACATCTGTCTTTAGTAGGGTTAATCCATTTGGATCTTCTCCCCAGTCTTCTAATTCTTCGCGACTAGCCTTACCAGTAAAGATCTTCCACTTACGAAGTTTAAGAATTGCTAGGTCATTTACCTGCTTAGAGAGAATCAGTTTAAAATCGGCATGAAGGCACAGGTACTTACTATGCAGTTGAGGAGTTCTGATAGCCTCATTTCCTAGTTCTGAGGAGTCAACCAATGCATCTTTAGAAATATTAAGTTTAAGGTCTTCTAGATTCATAAAGACAGTATAGTAGAAGTCAAGAAAATGTCAACTAAATAACTTGACATCTTTATAAGTTGTATTATATTTAACATGAGGTTTTATGTCCAAATTAATTATTAAATTTCCAACAAGAAACAGACCAGAAAAATTTAAACAGGTATTACAGCTCTATATTGATGGGCTTTCTAATAAACATGAAGTAAAATTTGTAATTACTATGGATAATGATGATTTATCTATGAATAATGAAGATATGAAATCATGGTTAGATGCTTTGCCAGTAAACATCAAATACAATTATGGCAATTCAAAATCAAAAATTGAAGCCGTAAATGCCGATTTAGAAAATGAAGATGGTGATGTTTTATTACTTGCATCTGATGATATGTTTCCTCAACTTCAAAATTATGATGATATAATTTTTGAAAGTTATAAGGAGTGTTTTCCAGATTTTAATGGTGCAATTAAATTCCATGATGGTTTACGTAATGACAATTTAATGACTTTATGTGTTATGGGTTGGAAATTGTATAAAGAATTTGGATACATTTACAATCCCGAATATCTTTCAGTCTATGCAGATAACGAACAAACAATTGTTTTACAAAAAATGAATAAGTTCGCTGTATCACCATTATGCATCATTAGCCATAACTGGACCTCAGAACCGTGGGATGAACTGCATGCGCGCAATGAAAATGGTGACATGTATTCTAAAGATAGACTCGTTTTTGAAAAACGAATGAAAGAAATTCTTACATCTATATGAAATATTTAACTTATTTAAATAGTGGTTGCAAAAGTATTTGTGATAACATGCTATTATCTTCTGAAAAAGTAGGAATAGATAAATCTCAATTTATTATTGTTGCCTTTGATAGACGCATTTACAACTATTATCTTGATAAAGGCTATTTTGTTGATTTATATGCCGAAGAATCAGAAGAACCTTATTTTAATTGGACGTGGGATAAAAATTCTAAATTTAGAAATTTAGTAAAAAATAAATGGCAAATAATTAAAAAATATTACAGTAGTAATAAAAACTTAATGTGGTTGGACACCGATGTAGTTTTTATTAAAAATCCTGAAATATATTTAAAGGAAATGACGTTACCAACGTTTCAGATTGATTATCCTGTAAAGTGTGCATGTACAGGATTAATGTATTTTCCAGAACACAATTTATCAGAAAAAATTATTAATGATCTTGGTTTACAAAATACAGAAGATGATCAAATAGTTTGTAATAATTATCTTACTCAACAATTATCTAAAAATGATGTTGATTATTTTAATTTAAATTATTTCCCAAATGGGGGATATTTTTATGATGCAAAAGGTACAGATCTTGAAAGTACTGTTATGCTGCATTGCAATTATATAGTTGGTCTAGAAAACAAAATAAATAGATTGAAAGAAACTGGAGTTTGGTATCTGTGATTCATACTCGTAATGATTTGAGACCGGTTCCAACATATCCCGTGTATCCACCATATCATATTGGTGATTATATAGAGGATTTCTTTTATAAAAAATTTATAGAAGAAAGCCCTACTGTAGCTAGAGATTATATTGCACTAAGTTGGACTACATTATATTGTCAGAATCAAGATCCGGGAATTCAAAGTTTTTTAAATTCTTTGGATCAATCTAAATCATACTTTACTGTATGTCAACATGATGACGCACCAAGACATTCATTGCCACCAGATACTTTGATCTTTTCTCTATCTCAATCACAATGTAACCCTAAAAACTTAAATCCGATTCCTATCCCGGCAACATGTTCAAGCATATTTGTGCCAGAGGAAATTCCCAATAAAGATATATTTGCATCATTTGTAGGTTCTAACACACATCAAATTAGAATGGATCTTTATAATTTGTGTAGAACCCAACCAAATTATTATTTTTCAGGACAACAATGGAATCCAGTGGTACCTCAATCAAAATTAAATGAATTAACTAATATTATGATTAGAAGTAAATTCGCTTTGTGTCCTAGAGGATATGGAAACACAAGTTTTAGAATGTATGAAGCCATGCAACTGGGTGCAGTTCCAGTTTATATAAGTGACGATTTCTTTTTACCTTGGTCAGATGAATTAAATTGGAATGAATTTTGTGTTATTGTAGATTCAAAAAATTTAAAAGACTTGCCTTCTATTTTAAACAATATTCCAGAAGAACAAATAAATAAAATGGCAAACAAAGCAAAAGAAGTTTATTCAGAGTATTTTACTTTGGATGCAACTTATAGAAATATTGTAAAAAGGATAAAATGAAAAAAATATTATTTGTTATTGCAAATTATAAAGATAGCCGTCAAGAGTTCTTTGAAACAAACTTTTCTCCAAGAAATCAAAAATTTGCAGATATGCATGGATATGAATATATTGTAAGTAAAGGTGGAGATCTTTTTAGAGATAATCCTACTTGGTGGAAATTTACTTTAGTCAAAGAAATGATCGATAATGGAACCTTAAAGGATGGTGATGAATTACTGCATCTTGATGCAGACATGCGTATCGATAAGTTTGAAAATGATTATCCATGTGATAAATCATTTTCCATTTGTATTGATAATGGAAATTCATTTTGTATGGGATCATATAAAATGAAAATCAATGATTGGTCTAAAGCATTAGTTAATAATATTTTAGATGAATCTTTATGGCAAAAATGCAAAGATACTTCACACTGGAAATCTTTTAGAGAACAAGCAGCATTTTATACCTTGTGTGGTATTATTCCTCATAGTTGGATTTCATTTTTGACTATAAAAGACTATGGGTGGCATCAAAATAAAACCGAAGATACAAAGTATTCGATAGAAGACTTATACAATAATATACAAGTTTTAGGTCCAGAATGGAATACAACATTGTTGGCTGAAGAACATGATTTGATTGGACCTATGTTAATGCAATATAACATAACAAGGTCCAAAAAAGAAGATACCATTATAAGACATTTTGCTGGTGGTCAACAATGGAGAATGTAATGAAAATTTTATATATAACAACTGACGAAAATAATAATTTACATAAACCAGATCGCTCTCAGGGTGATTATATGGAAAATTTAATTTTACTTGGTTTGAGAAAAATTCTTAAAGAAAACTGTGTAGATTATCCAAGAAAAAAAATATTGTATAATGATTTTTCCACAGTATCAAAAGATTCATTGCATGGAAAAGGATTTTCTCTTTATTATGAACCTATGGAAGACATTCCAGATCATTGTAGAGATTTAAATAATCAAACCTTTGATGTTATTTTATATGGAACTGCATTCGCATGGGGAATGCAAGATCTTCCAGAATTAGAAAAAAATTGTAAGTTAAAATTTTATATTGATGGTCATGATTTATATGGACATGCTACTGCTGGAAATTATATTAGATACAATGGAGAAGTATTAATAGGAAATCAAGCAAAACCATCATTTAAAGAACAGCTTATTTTGGAAGAATCGCATGTTTATCCAACTGGAGTTGGTTTACCTGAGAGCCGAATTTTGCCAATTGATTTAAATAAAAAATGTCAATTATATCAAAAAGCATATCCAAGAATGGCAAATTTTGAAATACCAAATGAAGCCAATAGAGCCCATCATATTTTTACCAATGAGGAAGACTATTATGAAGATATGTCAAAATCATGGTTTGGTTTATCTTGCAGACGCGGTGGATGGGATGCAATGAGAAATTATGAAATCATCGCAGCTGGGTCTGTTTTGCTTTTTAGAGACCATTATTTAAAACCAAGATACTGTTCTCCCGGAGATTGCCCAGCAATTTCATATTCCACAAAAGAAGAATTGCATCAAATAATGTCAACGTTAATTGTTGATAATAAACCTACAGATGCCTATATAAATAAACTGAGAGAACAACGTGATTGGTTGTTAAATAATGGAACTGAGATTGCAAGAGCAAAGTATATTTTAAGTATATTGGAGAAATATGTCACCGGTGAAATTAAATATTAATGAGTTTACAATTTGTTTGCATTGTGGGTGTAATAGAGACTTAGTAAATAATCAAATGCAGGCTCTTAAGCCTCTTGAATCAATTTATAAAGTACATTGGAATAATCGAATAGATCGTTATCCTAAAATGTACCCAACATATTCTCAATTAATAAACCATTCTGTTGTTACATCACCCACAGAATGGGTTATATTAATAAATGACAGATGCTCACCCAAACCAGAAGAAATACAAAAAATGATAAATCTTCTGGAAAATGGATTTGCATGTGTATTGTTTTATGGTGTGGGATTCATGGGATTTTCAAAAGAACTTATCAGGCAAATAGGATGGTGGGATGAAAGATTTATACAGGGATGGGAGGATAGAGATTGGGTGTGGAGATTACAAATAAATGATATTGCGCTATACGAGAGCTGTGAAGCACTATATGATTATAGTTGGAGATCACCATTAAATCATCCTCCCGGACAATGTAGAGAAGAGCATTTAAAATTAAAATATCATTTTGATTCAAATATGGTTTATGTAAATTTACCGGAAGAAAAATATCAACATTGGGATTTATTTAATGGTGATTCAAAAGAAGAAATAAAAAATACATGGATGAAATGGAATGATTCTGTATTAAATTTAGGATATAGTAAAATTGGGGGTGGAATGGCAGGATCGGAATATTTTAAAAATAGAAAGATAATAAAAACTTATGAAAATGTTAAAAATAACTGATCAGTTAACCATGGTTGATGAAAATCATTTGGGTGGATTTATAATTGAAAATGATCCAGCAACATTTACACCAAAACTATGGGAATATTTATGTATAAATTATAATATTAAACAAATAGTTGATGTTGGATGTGGTATGGGATATGCTATTAAAGAATTTTTAAAATATTCTGATGATGTTATTGGCATAGATGGTTCAGAATATGTAAAAAATAATAGTTCATTGAAACAAAATATTATTTTTCATGATTTTACAAAAGAAAAATTTGTTGCAAATAAAATATATGATTTAGCATGGTCATCTGAATTTTTAGAACATGTAGAAGAAAAATACATGGATAATTATTTTTCCATTTTTATGAAATCACAATACTGCGCTGTTACATATGCTGATAAAGGACAGTCTGGGCATCACCATGTAAATTGCAAAGACAAAGATTATTGGATTAACAAATTTAAAGAATATGGATTTGAATTTTTAAAAAATGATACAGAAATTTTAAAAAACAAAGCATACGAAGATGCACTGATTTATAACCCGTTATATAACGACAACCATTTTTATAATAGAGGTTTATTTTTTAAGAATAATAACCTATGAACAATAATAAAAATATTTTAATAACAGGTGGGCTTGGTTTTATCGGAACTCATTGTATAGAACAATGGAAATCTCTTGGATGGAAGGTATGGATAATAGATAACCTATCTTCCAATGCTATTGAAAGTACACATGAATTGGCTGCTGACTCTGAAGTAATCATATCTGATATTTTAAAAGTTGATTGGGAATCGTTACCCAAATTCGATTTGATCTTGCATTTAGCCTCTCCTGTTGGTCCTGTAGGTGTATTAAAACACTCAGGAACAATGGCAAGAATAATTTTAGATGATATCTATTGGGCAATAGATGGTGCAAATAAGAATAATTGTCCATTAATTTTTATATCTACTTCCGAAATTTATGGGTATAGAGAACATAAAAGTTATCTTGAAGAGAAAGATGATAAGGTTTTGCATGGTGAAGTTACAGTACGAAATGAATATGCTACTGCAAAATTGTTATCCGAAATTGTATTATCTAACCATGCTAAGATAAATTCTTCATTCAAATATCAAATTGTCAGACCATTTAATGTTACAGGAAAATATCAACTTCCAGATGGGGGATTTGTTTTGCCACGATTTGTGGAGCAGGCATTAAAGAATGAAGATATAACTGTGTACTATTCTGGACAACAACTCAGAGCATTTACATGGGTTAAAGATATTGTAAATGGAATATACCTTGCATCCACAGCACCAGAGCATTTATGGAATCAGGAATGGAATATAGGAAATGAATTGAATGAACAGACTATTATATATCTTGCAGAAACAGTTAAAAAACTCACATTCAGTACATCAAAAATAATTCATATTGATCCAAAAGAATTGCATGGTCCTCTGTTTTCAGAAGCACCAGAAAAAATTCCAAATAGTGAAAAAATTAAAACACAACTTGGTTGGAAACCAACTAAATATGTTGACGATGTTATTCGAGAAGTGATTGATTTTTATAAAGAAAAAAGATAATGACTAGATTACAAGAAATTTTATCAACTATACAAAATGGATTCTTTTTTGAAGCTGGAGCAAATGATGGAGTTGAAGAAAGTAATACACATTTTTTAGAATTAAATGGGTGGCAGGGTATTTTAGTTGAACCAAATCCATCAAAATATTATCAATGTTCTTTAAATCGAAAAGCCCAATCAATACATGGTGCTCTTGTATCAAATACGTATAATGAGCCAACTGTAAAGGGAAATTTTTTAAGAACAGATCGAAATAGTTTAATGTGTTCAATATTTGATATTCCTGATTATTTTACAGAACATCAAAAACAAGAAATTTATGGTAAAATAAATGAAGGTGCAGTTGAAGTTCCTGCATTGACATTAGAATATATTTTTGATACAAATAATGTTAAACATGTAGATTTTTTGTCGTTAGATTTAGAAGGCTATGAAGTTGCAGCACTTTCTGGTTTAAATTTTAATAAAATAAAACCCAAATATATTTTAATAGAAACAGCAAATAATCCAGATTATCAGCAGTATACTTTAGAGTTTTTGTCTAATAAAGGCTACAGCTATTTTGAAAAAATTTCCGGTAATGATGATCTTTTTATATTAGAATAAAAATATGAGTAATATATGAAAATAATAGCTCCCTGTTTTACAAATAATAAAGAATATGCAAATCCTTTGGTAAATAGTTTAAAAAAATATTCTCCAGAGTATAGTGATAGTTTAATTTTATATACAGATGGAACTACCAGCACAGATTTTTATCACACTAAAATGTTTCATGCTGCACAAGCAATGAAAAACATTGATGATGAAATCGTAATTCTTGTAGATGCTTTTGATGTATTAGTAAACAAACCATTAAAAAACATCGAAGAAGATTTTAAAAAACATGAATGTAAATTATTAATATCCGGAGAAGCAAATTGTTTTCCGTTTAAAGAATACGAAAGTTTTTTATCTTCAAAATCAAATACCAAATTAAAATTTCCATGTGCAGGTTGTTGGATTGGTTATAGAGAGTATATGATAGAATTGTTTGAAAGTCCTCTTTCTATAGAAAATCATATGACATGGAGAAGATTTACTGACCAAGGTTTTATGGAAACTATTTACTACAATTCTTTTCATAACCCATACTTCTCAGTAAAACTTGATACAACTGCAAATATTTTTATTAATACATTTTTACTTAACCCCGGTGAAGATTTTATTATAAATGAAGAATCTAAACAACTTACATTTATAGATACTGATTCTATACCTTATTTTATACATTTTAATGGCGATGGAAAAGCACATATGCCGCTTTTTGGAATTAAATATTGTGGCTAAATAATTCTGTAGTATATTTTGCTTTTTTAAAAAATAGAGTTATATTATTAATAGGATGAATTATATGCAAAAAATCGTGATTACAGGTGGATTGGGATATATTGGTTCAGAATTATGCAAACTATATTCTGGCGAAACAAGATTTAAAAATATTACAGTAGTAGATAGCAGATTTGTCTCTGAGCGCGTAAAACAATTACGTGACTGGGGGTTTAATTATATCCAAGCATCTATTTTAGATGAAGACATTATTTCTAATATTATTAAAGATGCAGATGTTGTAATTCATCTAGCAGGTGTAACTGATGTTGCTTATGTTAAAACACAAGCAGATCCAGAAAAAGATAAACTCATTACAGATACTGCTGTATTGGGTACAAGAAACATAATAAACAATGTAAAAAAAGAATGCAGGATTATATTTCCATCAACTCACGTTGTTTATGAGGGCTTTGAAGAAACTACCACAGATATTTCAGAAACTGTTGAACCGTGTCCAGTCTTAACCTATGCACAAGGAAAAGTTGCATCTGAAAAAGATTTTTTTGAGTCTGATAAAAATTATGTAATTTTAAGATTAGCTTCTGTATATGGATATTCCACTGATACTATGCGTATTGGTATTATGCCAAATTTGTTTGCTAAAACCACTTCTTTAAATGGAACGATTAAATTATTTTCTGGTGGTATTCAATTAAAAAGTTTGGTTCCACTACTAGATGTAGCACGTTGTATGAAGTTTATGGCAGAGAATAAAAAGATAAACAGAGAACTATTTCACCTTTCTAGCGAAACCGTAACAGTAAAAGGTGTTGCTGATATATGTAAAGAAATTAATCCACTTGTAACACTTGTAGAAACAGATGATGAAATTCCAAATCTTGGTTATACAATTTCTAATAAAAAGTTAATTTCAACAGGTTTTACCTTTAGATATGCTTTAAAACCAGTAATGGAAGATATGATCAAAAAGTGGTCTGCTAAACCAGTAAATACAGAATTGGAATTTATTGATAGAGGTGGAAAAGAATTTGTAGATTCTCGTGGTAGAATTTTAAATTATGAATTAACAGAACCTATTAATTTAATAGGATATATTGAATCCAAAAAGGGAACAGTTAGAGCAAATCATTATCACCCAATACAAGAGCAAAAGTGTCTTTTGATAAAGGGACAATATATAAGTGTTGTTAAAGACCTATCCACACCCAATGCAAAGATTGAAACTAAGTTAATCAATGAAGGTGATGTTGCTGTCATCCAACCAAATGTTGCACACGCAATGATTTTTACCGAAGATTCAATATTTTTAAATCTAGTTCGTGGTGAAAGAGAACATGAAAACTATGGTGTTACGCATACTATGCCATACACCCTGGTAACTGAAGAATTAAAAAATACTCTTTTGGCAGTATATAAGAAAACTTGTAGATGCTGTGGAAACAAACATTTTGAAAGAGTTGTTAGTTTAGGAGAAAGTCCATTAGCCAATAATTTAAAAAATTCTGAAACAGAAATATGTGAAATGTTTCCTTTGGAAATGAATTATTGTATTAAGTGTCATAATTGCCAACTTTCTGTTGCCATACCATCAGAAAAAATGTTTGACAACTACCTTTATGTTTCTTCAACAACATCTACGTTTAGAAAACACTTTGAAGATGCTGCAAAACAATATATCAAAGATTATAATTTGAATGAGGATAATTTTGTTATCGATATTGGAAGTAATGATGGTGTTGGTCTACTTCCATTTAAAGAAAGAGGTATCAAAGTTTTAGGTATTGAGCCAGCTAAAAATATTTCAAAAATGGCAAATGATGCAGGTATTGAAACAATCAATTCATATTTTAATTTAGCGATAGCAGATGATATTATTAAATCTTATGGAAAAGCAGATATTATAACAGCATCAAATGTTTTTGCCCATGCTGATAATTTATCTGAAATTGCCCATGCAGCATTAAAAACCCTAAAGGATGATGGAGTATTTATTGTAGAGGTTCAATATTTAAAAGATACTATTAAAGATTTAACTTTTGATAATATTTATCATGAACATTTTAATTATTGGAGTGTAACTTCTTTAAATAATTTTGTGAATAATCTTGGGTTTAAGCTCACCAAGGTAGAGTCAGTAAATACACATGGTGGTTCATTACGAGTGTTTATAACAAAAAATTTAAATAAACCTACACACTCAAGCGTTGGTGAATATTTAAAACAAGAAAATGAATTTGGTTTAAATTCGTTTGAAGTTTATAAAAAATTTGGAGAAGATGTTCTTACGATTAAAAATTCAATTAATAAAAATTTTAACTTATTAAAATCCAAATACAAAACTCTTTGTGCCTATGGTTCACCTGCAAAAGCTACAACATGTTTAAATTACTATGGAATTGATAATAATACAATATCTTACACTGTGGATGATAATCCAATGAAAACCGGTAAATATATTCCGGGCGTAAATATTAAAATTGAAAATAAACAATATTTTTTAGATAATTTACCAGATGCCGTTATAGTTTTAGCTTGGAATTTTTATGATCATATCAAAGCAAATAATCAATCTCTAATTGATAATGGGGTTGAATTTATCAACATAAAAGATCTTGAAAATAAAAACGATATGAATTATAAAAATCTACAAACAAAGTATCACACATATTTACAGTAAGGTTAGATTATGAATTGCTTAGTAACAGGTGGAGCAGGTTTTATAGGTTCAAATTTAGTTGACAAATTAATTGATAGTGGACATAACGTTACTGTAATTGATAACGAATCGTCCGATGCACATGATCAGTTTTACTGGAATGAAAAGGCAAATAATTACAAGTATAATATTTGTGATTATGAAATGTGCTCCGATGTCTTTGAAAGACACCAACCAGATATAGTATTTCACATTGCTGCAGAAGCAAGAATCCAGCCATGCATCATAGATCCCTTAAAGGCAGTGAAAGCAAATGTAGTTGGAACTGCCACAATATTAGAATTATCTAGAAAACATAAAGTTAAACGAGTAGTATATTCATCAACTTCTTCTGCATATGGATTAAAAAACACACCACCATTAAACGAATATATGCCAAATGATTGTCTCAATCCTTATTCTGTAACTAAAACATCTGGTGAAGAATTGTGTAAAATGTATTCTAAATTGTATAATTTAGAAACAATAATTTTTAGATATTTTAATGTTTATGGAGAAAGACAACCACTCAAAGGGCAATATGCTCCAGTTGTTGGTATTTTTAAAAGACAAAAAAATGCTAGTGAACCCATGACCATAGTAGGAGATGGAGAACAAAGAAGAGATTTTACTCATGTTTCAGATGTTGTCTCCGCAAATATAATGGCAGCAACTAAAGAATTTGATGAATGGCAAGTAAATGGCTCGGAAAATAAAATATATCAGTATGGGCAAATATATAATGTTGGTACAGGTACAAACTATTCTATAAATCAAGTTGCTGAAATGGTTGGTGGACCAACGACCAATATTCCATCTCGATCTGGTGAATCAAGAATAACATTAGCAAATATATCAAAAATCCAAAGAGAAATAGGTTGGTCTCCAAAAATAAAATTAGAAGACTGGTTAAAAAAGAAAGAATTAATATGAATAAATTACTTGATCTAGGAGCACATACTTTTGAAGGTATAAATCATTTATTACACAGAGGTATTATAGATTCTTCTTACGGTATATACAGTTTTGAACCAAATCCAACTGTTTATAATAAAGCATTGAAAAAACTTGAAGAAAATGCAAAAAAATTTCAATATTTAAATTTATATGATTATGCTGTTGGCAACAAAGATGAAGAAGTTGTATTTCATTTAGATGAAAGTAAGGTTAGTGAAGCATGTAATATCCTTGATCAACCTCCAAATTTAAAAGAATTGTGGCAACGCCCGGAATGGAATTGGACCCAAATTAATGTGAAATGCATTTCTGCAAAAACTCTTTTTGAATTGTGTGATATACAAGCAAATGATTATGTAAAAATAAAATGTGATATTGAAGGTGCAGAATTTGAATTTTTAAAAGATTTATTAAATAATAAAGATTTATCTATGGTCAAGCAACTTATTGTAGAATGGCATGATGGTTTTTGGTATGATAATAGAGAACCAAAGATAAAAGAAAAGTATGAATTAACTAATGCATTTTTAAGTAAAAATATTCCAATACTAGAATGGCATTAATATAATTGACAAATGTATTAATTGTGATATACTAATAGAGTGAAAACCCCATCCAAGAAAAAGAAAGCCTCAGATGCAGATTACGTAAGTAACTCTGATTTATATGATGCTTTAGTCGATTATCGTAAAAAGTCAAATGATGCAGAAAATGCAGGTCGTAAGAAACCCAAACTTCCAGATTTTATAGGAGAGTGTGTTCTTAAGATTGCATCAAGACTATCATATAGACCAAATTTTGCAAACTATTCATATAGAGAAGAAATGGTATCAGATGCAGTATTAAATTGCATAACATATATTGGAAATTTTGATCCAGCAAAGTCTAAAAGCCCCTTTGGTTATTTGACTCAAATCTGTTGGTTTTCTTTTGTTCGTATAATAAACAAAGAAAAGAAAGAAAAATATGTTCAATATAAATTTGCTGAACAGAAAAATGACAAAGACTTTCATAATTGGTTTAATGAAACTTATGCTGGTATTGATATTGGTAGAAGAGATTTCTTTGGTTTAACAGATCTTGACATGGTACGTTTTGATGATATGTTAAATCCACCTAAACAGCTTAAAGTAAAAAAGAAAAGAAAAAGTAAAAAAGACGTATTAGATATATGAAAGCAGTTATTCTTAACGATACCCACTTCGGGTATAAAGCAGATTCCCCAATAGTTTTGGAATACTTTCTGTCCTTCTTTGAGGGACAGTTATTTCCATATATTAAAGATAACGATATCAAGACCATCTTTCATTTAGGTGATGTCTTTGATCGTAGAAAATATATTAATTTTAAGACTCTTCAGCAGGTTCGTACAAGGTTCTTTGAACCACTACAAGAACTTGGCGTAAAGTGTATTGCTATCTGTGGCAATCATGATACTTATTATAAGAATAATAATACAGTCAATTCTTTGCAAGAAATTGCACAACAGTATTCTAACTGGGAGATTCATTCAGAACCAACAGAGATTCAAACCTCTGCTGGTTGTGTGGCATTATTGCCTTGGATTAACCCAGAGAATGAGATTCAATCAGCAGAATTTATCACCAACACTACATGCTCTCTACTACTAGGACATTTAGAGTTGTGTGGCTTTCAGAGTATTCGTGGTATCTTTATTGAGCATGGCTATGACCCAAAACATTTTGACAAATTTGAATATGTTCTTACTGGGCATTATCATATTAAATCTAGCCGGGATAATATACATTACCTGGGATCTCAGTACCAAATGGCTTTCTCAGACGTTTGGGAAGCCAAAGGGTTTCACGTATTTGATTTTGCAGCAAGAACGCTTGAATTTATTGAGAATCCAAAAAGGCTTTTCTATACGTTTGACTACGATGAAACCAACCCAGAAAAATTAGACTACTCAAAGTTTAAAGATACATACGTTAAGATCTTTATTAAGAACCGAACTAAAGGTCCAGCCTTTGAGAAGTACTTGGATAAGTTCTACGAAGCAGGAGTAGCAGAGTTAGCCGTTACAGAAGATGTAACAGCAAACCCAGACCTAGTGGCTGTTGATATTCATAAGGATACACTACAGTTACTTCATGAAGAGATTGATACAGTTACAGAAAAATCAATTAATAAAAATGTGCTTGCTGATATTATAAACTCAGCGTATAATGCTGCAATGTCAAAGGATGAAGATTGATAGATTTTCTAACAGTTCGTTTTAAAAACTTTGGTTCATTTGGTAATAATTTTTCTGAGATCAAACTCGATAATTATAAGACCACATTAGTTACTGGCACCAACGGAAATGGTAAGTCTTTTGCTCTATTAGACTCTCTGTGTTTTGGTTTGTTTGGTAAGCCATTCAGACCAATTAATATTCCACAACTAGTTAATACAGTTAATGCCAAGCAGTGTGTTGTCGAAATTGAATTTAAGAAGTCTAACTGCCATTTCCTAGTTCGCCGTGGTCTTGCACCCAAACTCTTTGAGATTTATAAAGATGGAGAGATGCTTGACCAGAATGCCAAGACTAAAGATTACCAAGAGATGTTTGAAGAAAATATTCTTGGATTTGACTACGCAGCATTCAAGCAGGTAGTTATTCTTGGTAAGTCTAATTTTGTTCCTTTCATGCAATTGACTCCCGCTGAACGACGAAAGATTATTGAAGGTCTGCTCAACCTTGATATTCTTGCTGATATGAATCTGTATGTTAAAGGACAACTATCAAGTCTTAAACTGTCTCTTGGTGAACAAGAAAGTTTATTAAAGATTATTCATGAAAAAATTAAGTCTCAAAAAGAAGTATTAGAAACAATCCAAACTACCGCAGTCGAAGAGATAAAGGCTATTGAAACCTCTATTCAAGATTACACAACTAAAATTGCAGATGATAATGTACTTCAGGCAAAGCATGAAAAGAATTTGAAAGATGTATCTGCTAAACTTTCTAAGAAGTTAACAAGCTTAAGTGCTTTAAAAGATGTTCCTGCAATGTTAACCAAGGCAGAAGTTTTAGAAAATAGTTTAGTTGAAGAAATTGCATCGTTAAAAGAAAATGCATTATGTAAGTGCTGTGGTCAGAATCTACCAAAGTTTCAAAAAGAAAAACATATTCAAGATAAAGAATCTAAGTTGGAAGATTGCCGTAAAGCAATTGTTATTGCCACAAAGAAAAATGCAGAACTTTTAGAACTTCAAACGGAAGTAGAAGAACTAAAGACACTCAAACTAAAACACCAATCCGACAATAATGATATATCATACCAGATTATCAGTAACCAATCTTCTCTTAGTTTTATGAACAAAGAAAAGAATAAAAAATTGGTAAATGAAAATGAGAATACATTATTGCAAAAAATCAAAGATGCAGAATTAGAAAAGGAAAGTGCTACTAGTCAATTGGACGCACTAATTACAAAACAAATACACCATGATATTGTCTATGATATACTCAAAGATGGCGGTCTTAAAAGCCGGATTATTGCACATTATGTTCCCATCATCAATGGACTCGTTAACAAGTTCCTCGGAAAACTTAATCTCTATGTTGACTTCACCATCGACGAAGAGTTCAAGGAAACAATCAAATCACGATACCGAGATGCATTCTCCTACTCTTCCTTCTCAGAAGGTGAGAAACAACGAATTGATTTGGCAATCCTTTTAACTTGGCGTGAAGTTGCACGAATGAAAAATAGTCTTAATTGCAACCTATTGATCTTTGATGAGATTCTTGATTCATCTCTAGATGCTGCTGGTACTGAAGCCTTTATGAAAATTTTGAATAAGATGACAAACAAATGCTCTATCTATATCATTAGTCATAAGGCTGATCAGTTGGTAGATAAATTTGACCAAAGTATGCAATTTGAAAAGAAAAATAATTTTTCAAAGATAAAAACAAATATCTAAATATTTTTATGAGTGCTAAAAAGCCTACAGTGACTTTGAGTGTTGAAAAGATTGAAACCAATCCCACTGCAGCTGCTCCATATACAACTAAAAGTGTTAATGGATCTACTGTAACCTATAATAGGGGTGAAACTGTTACAAGTCAAGGTCGTTTGTATAAATGTTTAAAGACAACAACTCAAAGTCCTTTACAAAATAAATTAAATTGGTCTTTTACCGGTACAACAGAAATATATAAAAATTCTATACCACCTATAAAACCATTAGAAAATCAATTATGGTTGGCTGATACAGGTGTCTTGTATACTTGGTATAAAGATGTTAATGGATTTCAGTGGGTTCAGATTTGACTATTCAAATACAGGAGATATAATAAGGTTATGAACGAGGAAAGTTTTCAGAAGTTTAGTAATCGGGGCAAGAACAAGCCATCAGGACTAGGCAAGAAACAACAGAAGAGAAGTAAGCGTGGAGATCGCCACGAACAGAAGCAGCAACTTAACGATAGCGTTTATCGTAAAGAACGTGACTAATTTTTAGAAAGATTTATATATGGAAACTGTGACAAAAATGCGTCTATCAAAAGACACCTATAACATTCTCAAGAATTTTGCATCAATCAATTCAAATATTCTTATTTCACCAGGAAACGTCCTAAAGACTATTTCTCCTGGTAAGAATATTTACGTTGAGTCTACTATATCAGAAGACTTTGATGTTGATGTTCCTATTTGGGATTTGAACAAGTTTTTGGGTATTGTAAGTATGTTCTCAAACCCCGATTTAGAGTTCTACGATACTCATGTAGTGATTTCTAATGGTAGGTCGAGTGTTACATACTATTACTCTGAACCAAGTCTTCTGACAGTTCCTACTAGAGAATTGAAGATGCCAAAGACAACCATTAAGTTTGATCTTGATGAAAAGGATCTAAATGAAATTTTGAAGGCAGCAAGTATTCTACAGGTAAGTGATCTTCGTATGATTGGTGGAGATGGTTCTTTCCGTATTATGGTTGACGATTCTAGCCAGAGTACTACCAATAGTTTTGAGATTGTTTTGGATGAGAACTATACTGGTAAAGATTTTGAGGGGACTTTGAATGTATCAGAGATTAAGTTTATTCCCGGTTCGTACACTGTGGAATTGAGTGATACCATTATCTCTAAATTTACTCATAAGAGTCTGCAACTTGCCTACTACATCGCTATCAAGCGGGGTTAATTGTGTCTGACATTAATAGTTTGCTCTGGGTTGAAAAATATAGACCTAAGTCTTTATCCGATTGTATTCTTCCTATTGATCTTACCACCATTTTTAATGGTATGATCAAGGAAGGCACAATTCCAAATATGATGCTCTATGGCAAGGCGGGTACGGGAAAGACAACCGTAGCCCGTGCTCTTGCCAATGACATCGGTGCTGAAAGTATTATTATTAACTGTTCTGAAGAGAACGGTATTGATACATTGCGGACGAAGATTCGTAATTACGCCTCAACGGTTTCCCTAAGTGGAAATCTCAAGGTTGTAATTTTGGATGAGTTTGATTATGCTAATGCACAATCAATTCAACCTGCTCTTCGTGGAGCCATTGAAGAATTTGCAAAGAACTGCAGATTCATCATGACTTGCAATTACAAAAATCGTATCATTGAACCTCTGCACTCTCGTTGCACCGGTATTGATTTTACAGTTCCTACGTCCGAAAAGGCTGCAGTTGCATCTGCAATGATGAAGCGTGTGGAATATATTCTTACACAAGAGAAGATTCCATATGAGAAGACAGTAATTGTCAATCTTGTCAAGAAGCATTTTCCCGATCTTCGTCGTATTATCAATGAACTACAGAGATATGCCTCTGCAGGTAGTATTGATATTGGAGTTCTTGGTCAAGGTAGCAGTGAATCCTACAAGGAACTTCTAGGATTTATGAAGAACAAGGACTTTGTATCCTGCCGTAAGTGGGTGGTGCAAAATCTAGATCTTAATACATCAGATTTTTATAAGCGTTTATATACAGAACTATATACATCTCTTAAAAATCCTTCTATACCACAGGCTATTCTGATTATTGCTGAATACCAATATAAGTCTGCATTTGCAGCAGACCAAGAAATTAATACGATGGCATTAATTGTTCAACTTATGATGGACTGTGAGTTTAACTGATGCAACTAAAAGATTTTCTATCTAGTATAAACCATGACAAGAAGCCTCTACTTGATACAGATGAGGGTGCAGTCAAGGCATATACACCGTTTGTAGTCAATCGGTGTTTGTCTTATTTTGCAGATACCTTATTTCATGCTAACGAGATGAATTGTTCTCCTTGGCTAGACAATAAGAGCCAGTTTGATTTTTATAGACTTGCTGTGCGTAAAAAGAAGCGGTTTTCTCCTTGGTTACGTAAAGATACTGAAGAGAATGTAACTCTTATAAAGCAGGTATATGGTTACACAGAATCCAAGGCTAGGGAAGTACTAAATATACTGAGTACTGAGGATTTGCAGGCAATACGCAAATCCCTTGATACTGGTGGTGTGAGGTAATTTAGTAAGGATTTGTTATGTCTGATCTATCTGATAAAACATTTAAAAATATTGGTATTCATATTAATCTTTTGGATGAAGAGGATTTCATGGTTATACGTGAAACTCTTTCTCGCATTGGTGTTTCTCCAAAAGGAAAAAATGTCCTATATCAATCATGTCATCTAATTCATAAAGATGACGTTTATATTATTGCACACTTCAAAGAACTATTTGCTCTAGATGATCTTCCATCTAATGTATCTGAAGAAGATTTACAAAGGCGAAATGCTATTGTTAAATTACTTGAAGAATGGGAACTTCTTGAAGTAGTTGATAAAGATAAACTTAAAGATTGTATGCCAATTAATGGGTTAAAAGTAATAAAACATACAGAAAAGCAAAATTGGGAATTGGTTCCTAAATTTAATACCGGATCACTACGTAAATTTTTTAATTCATAAGGATGACTATGTATAATTTGACACTATCTATGATCGTTAAGGACGAAGCACCAAATATCGAAAGATGCTTGGCTTCATGCGCACCATTTATTAATTATTATGTTATTTGTGATACAGGTTCAACTGATAACACAAAGGAAATAATTAAGAAGTTCTTTGATGAAAAGGGAATTCCTGGTGAAATTTTAGACCATGAATGGTCTGATTTCGGAACCAATAGATCAAAGGCATTAGAAGCCTGCATGGGTAAAACCAAATGGGTTATGATGATTGATGCTGATGATTTTCTTGTTGGAGAATTACCTGTAGCCTCCTTTGATGATGAATTGGATGGTTATGTCGTACAGATTAAACGAGGCGAGTTTCAGTGGCTTCGTGCACAAGTTTTCAATGTTGCAAGAAAGAAGTGGTGGTATGAAGAACCGTTGCATGAATATGCAATGTGTGAACAGCCCATGAACGTTAAAAAGCTTGAAGGTAATTATGGATGGGAAGTTCGTACTGAAGGCTGTCGTTCACGAGCCGTTGCCAATGACATTGAGAAGTATACTAAAGATTATCATATTCTTAAGTCATACCTTGAAACAGATCCAAATCAGCCACGTAAGCAATTTTATGCAGCACAGTCAGCATTTGATGCCCGAATGTATGATATTGCAGAAGCAGAATACATGGCAAGAATTAAACTTGAATCTTGGCACGAAGAAGTGTTCTTCTCATGGATGCGAGTAGGAATGTGTCGTGAATTCCAAGGAAAACCTGTAAATGAAATTGCAGATGCATTTATGATGGCATTTGAAATTGCTCCCAATAGAGTAGAACCGCTATACCATCTTTCCTGTATCTATCGAAAGTACAACAGACCAAGAAATGCATTCTTAGTGGCTTCATTGGGTCTAAGCATTCCTCTTCCAGAAAATGATATTCTGTTTGTTGATAAGGCAAATTATGCATGGGGAATTTTTGATGAAATTGCCACAACTGCATATTATACTGGTAGACCAGAAATTGGTATCGCAACCTGTGAAAAATTGCTAAAGGAACCCCATCTTCCTCAGGAACACAGAGAAAGAATTGCCAATAATTATAAAATTTATGGGCAAGGTATGCAAAAGATGCAAGAAGCTCTTGCTAATCAGAACAAACAATGGGCAGAAAAAGTAAGTAAAGCAACCAATCAAACAACTTTAGTTATGGATCCCAAAGCGGCTACAGTTAAACTCTGATAATCTTCAAAGCTTCTAAATATAGGAGAATCTATAATAGCCTTTAATAGGGCTATTATTCTTTGGAGAATCCTATTAATGTCAGATAATTTTAATCCAGTTGTTGTCAAAGGCGATACCCTAACATGGGTAATGAATCTTTCTAATGCAGCGGGAACAACCTTTGATTTGGGTGGATCTACCTTATCGATGCAAGTTAGAAAAAGTTACCACCCAAGTGGTCTTTTAGTATCATATGTACTGGGAGTTCCTGTTGGTTCGTCAGTCATTCCTGTAGATGGAGTTACTGGTGGGTTAGCAGCAAGTGCTACAGGTGGATTAGTTTATATTACAATCGGATCTCAATATACTAAAAGTTTTTCAGAATATACTCCCTCCTTCTATGATATGCAACTTCAATATCCAAATAATGGTGGTATAATAACTCTATTACGAGGAAAAATTGAAACTCTTCCTGATGTAACTGCAAATTCCTAATATGGCAAATCCAAGCAAAACAGTTCAAGTAACCATATATCCAACTCCATATGCGGTTCAAGGTGCGCCTGGAGTATCTGGACCTACTGGTCCTGTTGGACCCGTAGGTATTGGATTTGAACCATTAAATTTTACGGGAATTGTAGTAATTGATTATGGATCTGAATCTTCGGTAATTGTAGATATTTTATCTACACAAAACGCATTAACTGTGGGTAATACAGTTAAAATAAGTTTTCCAACTTTAAGTAGTTATTTGTATGGTATTATTACTGACTATGATGCTAATTCATTAACTTTTCTTCAATTGAGTGGTACAGCAATTGAAGGAAATACACCAACCTCGGGAACAATAATTTTAAATGGTCTTCCAGGAGATGCTGGTAGTGGTGGTGGAGGTGACGGTAGTACATTCTACTATCAACCACCACAACCAACAGGTACCG